ACGTCACCCTTCTTGCCAGTCATAGCGAGACGCTTGACAAGGGGAGCCATCTTCAGGTTCTTTTGATAAGCGGCAATAATTTCATCCGACCAAATCTCGGGGATGAAAGTACCCGCAGCAGTTTTGTCTACTACAGCATTAGCTGTAAAGTAGGCACCAGAGGTTTCGCCAGCCATGATAAATCTCCTTTAGGCTATTTGACCCTCTTCTCTGCATAGGCTGCCATAATTTCAGGCTGTAGTGCCATGTAGCGATCAGGGTCATCTTGCATAAGTTTAATAATGTCAGCACGACGATAAACTTTTTTGCGAGATCCCTCTGCCGTTCCCCGAGCATTGCCTGTATTAGCCGACTTTACTGCATTCTTACGAGCTGTTTTTTCAGCTTGCGCTGTCTGTTGAACTGCTTGGTTTTTCTCTTTCCAGAGACTAAACAATTCGTTTGCAGCATCATAATCGTACAGTTGGTCAGCCTGAACAAACAACTGTGTTCGGACTTTTGATCCTTTAATCCACTCTGCAAACTTAGGATTCTGCAATACAGCTTCCATGTCTGGGTGGCGTTGTTGAAGTTGTGCTAGCGTTGCTTGCTTTTTAGCTTGCTCTGTATACGCCTGCGCTTCCCTAATCTTAGGATGATTGTCTATAGCTCGACTAACAGCAGTCTTGGGATCGACAAAAAAATCAACATCACTTTCATCGTCTTGTTGCTGTTCTAGAGGTGCTTGTTGTGTCGAGAGTTGTGTCTGGATGTAATCATCAACAACTTTTCTTAGCTCACCCACTTCCGTACTCTGTTTGCCTGAAAACTTTTCAAGCTCTTGGTGCATCTGTACAAGGTCTTCGACAGATTTACCACGGTACTTTTCTGGCAGCTCAGGACTTTCTTGAGGTTGCTCCTGATTTTCAGGAGTCTCAATCGAGTCTTGGGTTTCTAGCTGATCTGTTGTTTCTGTTTCGTCTTCCAAACGCTCTTCAATAAGTGTCGCTCGTGACATTAAAACTTACCCCGCCCGCATTAGGTTGTGGAGAAATATAGGAGTTGCCCGCTAGGATTCCTGCTTGGTTTGCCCAGCATTCTCATGCTCTCGCACCCACTTCATGTGCCTGCCTGGAAAATCTCCAGATGCACCGTCAAGTACATGATGAGTAGCTGATGCAATTTTTGTAGCGTTAGCGCCACACCCGCACCTACTGGATGTGACGCCTCCTTCTACAAAGTCTTCAAATGTATGTCCATTTTCACAGCGAAAATCAAATACTTTAATCATCTTCGTCTGCAGGCTTGGATGCCTCGTCGTAATTGTTCTGTACGATAGTTTCCATGTTAATCAAGTGGGCTAATACATTTAGTTGTCCCTTGCGAAAAAACATATCGTCAGCATCTTTAACGGCTTCAATGCTATTTATATTTACAGCGTTGTTGCCAAAATCCTGCATTAGCTGTTTCCAACCATCAGTTTGAAAAAGATTAAAGTAATTGTCGTAGTACTGTTGAGTTTCAGAATCCATATAAAAACCTTTTCCGCTTATAATAAATAAATCTATAGAGGGGGTTTGTCAACTCTTTTTTGTATTCTTACGTCTTCTTCCGGACGCTGTTACTGCATGTTTAATTCTAGCGGGGCCAGTTTTGCGAGATGCAGAACTCCGTTTTTCAGCTGCTGTCATCTTAGCTGCAACCTTTTTTGGCCTGCAAGATGGATAAGGGCGTTTAGATTTTGTTGCAGACTTTCTGCCGCAAGGCTTTCCGGTCTTTACATCAACCCACTCTTCCTTAAACCATTTCTTAAGTGCAGCGCCTTTTTTACTTTTTCTTACGGCCACGTTTGTTGCCCCAATTTTTAGCGCCTACCTTACGACACTTAGCTACAGCGCCAGACGCATACGCAGAAGGCCAAACCTTGTAACGGGCTTTGACCTTTTTCGCGCACGCATCATTTGCCTTCTTCTTTTTGGCAGGCACTATTACATGCCTTTATTTTTCTTTTTTTTAGGCTTGGCTTTTTTCTTTTTTGGTGGCCTTCCAACTCTGGTTCCGTATGTTCCAGGTCCCTGTGGCATAGCTATCTCCTTACCAGTTTTTGCAAGACCAATATCTTGCTGTAAGTTTGCTTGGCTTATCAGTATCGCACTTGTGCCTAGCCCTAAAAGACTTTCTTCTAGCAGGCTGGTCTTTCTTTATCTTCATTTTAGCATCACCAAAGCGAATCGTCTTGGTCTTATCGCCTTCCTTGGCAACAACAACAAACTTTTTAGTCGGATGACTCGGCGTTCTCTTCGGCTTGTTGTATCCGCTTACGCCTGCCCGCGCTAGCTTTGGGTCTTTTTTCTTGCTCATTAAGTTTGGCCTCCAAATCCTTGACCTTGTTCTCCAGCAAGTCCAATCTGTCGAACTGGTCTTTGAACGCTTGGTTGATTTGGTGTAGAAACTGGTTCATTTCTGTTTGTGTCATTAGCATTGGGACGTTTTCCTTCTATAGCTTTCTCTTTTAAAAGGGCATCTGCTACCTTGAGCCTACGCTCAAACTCTTTATCTTCCTCGTCTCCAGCTTGGAGATTGCGGGTAATTGCATTGATCTTTTCAATTTGCAGCTCTTCTGGAGCCAACTGAGTCTCAATAGCGTACTTCTGCGCTCTAGCCTGAGATTCGGCAGCCTGAGCCTGTAACGCCGCAGTCTGACTCTGCTGGAACTCCAGCTGAGACTGTTGTGCCATTTGCGCCATCTGCTGCGCTTGGGGATTAGGCTGTGATGCTTGTTGCATTGCGCCAATAAGCTCTTCGCGATTCGACAGATTCATGTTGTCGATAATACTTTGGATTAGCACAGGATATAGCGGGCTGTCTTGCTTCATAGTCTGTAGTAGCTGAACCAGCTGAGTTACCTCGTACTCACGGGCAATAATGCCCAAAGTAGACGTAGCGTTAAACTTATAGTCAGCCACGGGGTAGTTCTCAGGGTCAAACTGCATATACCTGTGCGCTGCCTTTGTTACAAACGGCAGCAAAAATGATTGCTGAAAATTAATCAAAGTGCGCTTATGGCGTTTAATAATAGCGCCGAGAGACATGCTGATCCCAGCAGCAGTAGCCTCGCCATTAACCTGCCCAGCAATGCCTGCTGAGTCAACCGCCCCTGTAGCCTGTTGAACCATCTGCTGTAAAGCAGACGCCTGCCCAAACGTAATTTGATTAACTTGACCAAAGTTAAATGGCTGCAATACCTCACGGGGATCTCCGTTGGTAAGAATCATTTTGCCCGGTCTAACTTCGGGCTTAGCGCCTCGCGGTAAACGTGTCGCGTCAATAGCCATCATAGGATGGATTGTTAAACTCAACGCATCAATGCGCGCTCGAAGCTCAGTGTCTAAAGCCTTCTGGCTGTTATAGCCCTTCTCGCAAACACCACGGCCCCAAAACCGTCCTGGCACCACATCCCAAGGAAATGCCACAACTGGACGATCTCCCATCATGTATGGGTTCGCGCTTGCCTTAAGCAACACGCCGCCGTTTGCAATAACAACAATTGCTTCGGTGTACATTGTGTCTTCTTCTACATCAACGCCCTCTTCTTTTAGAAGGTCAGTAGGAACTAATCCATAGTATTTGGTTAGCCGAACCTTATCGTCGTTGTAAATTGTTAAGTCTTGATCGGGCTCCAAATCTGTATCGGGAGCAGCAGAGCCTACATAAGAATCGCGATATACGCCTTGCTCTTGCAGGATTTCAACGCTGTGCTTAGAAACAAACTCATCAATAGCAACGCCCATAGCGTCATCAACTGAAGTCGCCACAGGGTCAATCAAAAAGTTTTGCGGCAAAACTGGCTTTAGCTTTACCATAATTCGATCTGTGATATTAACGCCAACAGCCTGCAAGTCCCCATTCATTACGGGCTCTGTAGCAGGGGCCATTTCTTTTATTTCTTCTAGCGTTATTTCACCAATGCCCGTGCCAAAAACAGCAGAGTTAATCAAACACTCTGCAACTGCTTTACGCACCTTGCATGACTCAAAATCTTCTGAAAGTTTCTTCCTAAGATAAAGCGCCTCTTGCTTTTGCGAATCCGCAAAGTCATCAGCAATATCAAACCACTTGCCTCGACCAAAGGTAGCCTCTTCTAGCTCTGCTACGTTAGACTCTACAGCCTGCTGAAGCGCAGGAGAGATAATTCTAGAACGCTCAGACGCTCGCTCAGAGTCAGCAGGATCCCATTGACCTCGCCATAACCGATAGTATTCCTCAAACTTAGCCTCGTAATTAGACTCGTAGTAATCCCGCCAGTTTTCACACTTGGTCATTACCCAATCCTCTAAGGACTCTTCCATCATTAAAGAATCTGGGCTATAAATATCGTCTGCCATAATGTCAGCCTTAAATAATTGCTATGCTATATCCAAGCGTAAAAAATACTGCAACGGAAATTGCATATATACCATAAGTATTAAATTTTCTAAAAACTTCTTTTCTCAATTTAGTATCCTGCCACTACATCTAGTATTTCGTGATCTTCAATTTCGTAGTCGTAGTGGTACGCCACTTGCGCTAATTGGTCGATATACGCCAGTGCGTCAACCAAGTCATCGTGGGTTAGTGGATCTGGAAACTGAAACAACTGGTCTAAGAATCTGTTGTTCCACTCACCTTTGTTTATTGCTACGTAGCCGTTTTCAAAACGCCCCTGCAGCGCCCACATAACTCTGTCAGTCTTCTTTTTGTTTCCGTGAGTTAACTCTTCGACACGGAAAAACGTGCCATACCGCTTTTGCAAGTCTGTTAGCGGGCTCATTACCGCTTGCTTGGCAATTCCCCTTTCAATACCAACACTGACGGGTCTGTAGTCTCTAACGGCCTGAAATATCTTGGTGGCAGTTTCGTCAAGGCTCCACCGCCCATGTATAATGTTATCAACGTACCAACCATCAGGACTAACTTTAACAACAGCAATTGCCGTTTCATCCAACTTTGTATTCTTTGTTCGCTTCTTGTTTACTTCTTCAAAGCCAGCCAAATCCACAGCAATATAGTAATCCCCTACTTCTGGCTCTTCTCCGTACTGTACCCAGTCTTCTTTAAACATTTCGGAGCCTCTTGCTTCAAATGAGGCCATGAACTCTTGTCTAAAGGCGTAGGACGACATTGACTTCTTTGCTGTGTCAATTTCGTGAGGGTCGAGGAGTGGGTTGTCATAACTGGTAAAGTGCCAGCCCCGATAAGTTTCATCGTCTCCTAGCTCCGCAATTTTATACAGCTCGTAAAAGTGGTTTCTGCCCATAGGCGTACCTATGAACATAGCCGCGCCTTTTTGGTCAGCCAGTGCTGGACGGAGAATCTGCTCCCATACGTCAGGCTTCATGTCTGCGTACTCGTCCATCACAAGAAACTTCAAGGACACACCACGCATTGTCTCTGGCCTATCGGCTCCTTTGAGACTAATCGTGGCCCCGTTGACCAGCTTGATCTGCAGGTTGTTAATGTGGCTACCTGCTATCACAGGGTGTCCTAGCTCCAAAAGGGTCTGCCACATAATATCTCTGGCCTGACCCTGAGTGGGCGCAACGTAAAAAACGTGGCCTTTGTCGGCCTGCAGCGCATTGATGATTAACATCCACGCTGCGAGTCTGGACTTCCCTGTCCGTCTTCCTGCAGCGACTACCTTGAAACGTGTAGGATCAGAGTAGACTTCCTGCTGCCACGGTAGTAACTGGACATTAAGATCCATCACTACTTGAACACTGCTTGTTGTACTGAATGTCTGCAAAGGTAGCACCACCTGTCGGCTCGTAGTAGTCACAGATGTTGTACTCACCGTCGTTGTTGGTGTCACACTGTTGTTGCCAGTTTATATAACCAAACGTAAAGCCCACTGAAGTGTCAAAGTCTGCACAGGCTTGAGAGAATCCGTACTCATCAACGTCTGTAAAGCTGCCTGTGGACCCTGTAGAGCTTGTGGAGCTTGTGGAGCTTGTAGTGTTAGTAGTGGTTGAGCAAGAAGCACCTTCGTCAGACGCATCGAATGTTTCGTCACCGCAACTGTATTCTCTGTCATTGTTGGTGTCGCAGTGTCGCTCCCAAGTTTGGTCACTAAAGGAATATCCAGTTTCGTACGGCACATGAGCTTTACACCACTCGTGTGTTCCTACAGGATTGGGATTAGGCGTGGCTATAGGCTTATCTACTTTGTCTGTAGGCCACTGCTTTTTAAAATGAACTGCTTTTGGGTAAGACTTGTACACAAACAAATTATCTTCAGTAGATACGAACACGTTTTCGTTTTCTGGTACAGTGTACACATCTCCGTTTTCGTACTCAATAGTTGTGACTCTGTTTTCTTCGGCTACCGCTAGTGTAGCAAGCGAGGCTAACACTACAAACAAAAGGGCTACAAACATCTCATTGAGGTTTTTCACTAGAAAGTTCTCCTATACTATTTAGGGCTTCGTTAAACTCGTTTGAACCGCCAAAGTGGTAGAATATCTGAGGAATACTCCTTTTACCTGTCAAAGATTCTACCATGTCCCACCCCGGTTGACCCGGAGGAATGTGAACGTACTTGTACTCTAGTCCGTACTCTTTTGCTGTTTTCTTTGCTCTTTTACAAGCAGGGCACCAGTCTGCCCCTACGATAGTAATCACGTTAGCTTCCGTTAAAGTTTACAAAGATTGCGGGCTGCTCTAGCAAGTCAAATGTTACAACAAACTCCATGTCTCCTGCCGATGTAGTGTACGCCTTAATAGCGTCACCGGCTTGAAGAACAAACACTGCGTTACCGTCAATTAACAAAAAGTCTTTAGCTGATACGTTACCACCGCCTAAAATATCTACACGGGTTCCGTCAGCTTTGTCTACGTAGATTCCAGCACCGTTAGTAGAGCCACCTAAGTTACTAACAAAGAGCATGTTCCAGTGCGCTACGTAACCACTAGGAACAGTAACCATAGTGGCTACATCTGTGGTTGTAACATTAGTATTTCTTGTGTACAACATAGTTAGTAAGTCCAGATTACAGGGACTGTGCCCCGTGTATCTACGTGAATAAAGTCACCAGCGACCCCTAGACCAGTAAAGCCGTGTGCTAAGGCTTCTCTTATTATCGTATACCGTTGAGCAGAGTTAGTTATTTTTATGTCTGCTGCTATGCCTTGCGCGTGTGTTCCCGGTATCTCTTTTACAGCCTCTATCGGGTGGTCAGGGCTTCTGTAGCCGCTGGTGATAACAAAAGGAAACCCGCAGGCTTCCCTGAGTGCGTCTAACTTGAGTAAAAACTCAGGCTCCATACGGTTCTCACCTGTATGTTGACAGTCAAACTCAGAAGTACTAAAGTATTTCACTTCTTTTTCTTAGGTTTTGCTTCTTGTACCGTCTTCTCTGCCCTAGCTACGTCGTTGAGGTACGCACGTTCACAGTGATCCTCATCAAATACGTAGTCAATGGAGGCATTTAGCCATCCCCAAGCCTTGTGAGTGTCCTTGAGCCTGTGTGATCGCCCTGAGACGGACTCATTAGCGTTGTCACCCCATAGGATAGCTACGTTTACTAGTTGACTAGTGGCATCTCCTACCCTTGTGACGTATCCTAGGGCCTCTTCTAGTACTTCGTCAAACTTGTCCCGTGACATCAACTGCTTCTCCATCAATTTCTTCTCCTGATTCAACGCTCTCACTAATTGTCGTGCTTCCCACCCCAGTGATATTAATCTGTATCGCGTTTCGTCCTGCATCTTTGATTACGTCCTTCTCAAATGCGCCCACAGGGAGGATACGATCCATGATTAGCTTCCAAGCCGCCGCCTGATTCTTGTGGTCATCGTTAGTTGCAGCGTCAAATATCGTTTGTAGTACTAGTTCTGACTTAGGAGAGGCTAACATTCTAGCCTTGTACTCGTTAATGATAGAGGCATCACCCTTGGGTCTACCTACTTTGCCACGGTTCCCTGCAGTCTTTTCTACAATTTCACCCTTACGTGGCCTTCCTCTGCCTCTTTTTTTGGGTGTCTCTTCAGACATTATCCAGTATCCTTGTGTTTAACGTGAGTTCGCATGAGTCCCCTGCCTAGGTTGCAACAGAAGAGGGGATCTATACGAACTATTCAACATTCAAACTTAGCCCTACATCTGCTGTACTAAATACAACCTAGTATCTGCTTATTATTATACCATAATTTTACTCAAAAGTCAAGCATTATTTAGTGTTAATTTATCACAAATAGTACTAAAGACACCCATATTTATGACTATAGTCCCGCCCCTGTGGAAACACGAGGTAAAACAAGTGGTTAGCTAGTGTATAAATTATGTTCTTTTTTCTAGTTTTTAGCCTAAATTGACCCTCTTGTGAACAGAGGTGGCTACTACAAAAGTAAACACAAGTCAACCCCCTCCCCGGTGTCAACACAAGGCCCACCCCATGATAACACAAGACCAACTCGCGTGTCAACGGTAATAGTACCAAAGGCGAGCTGCTAAAGTTGGCACGGGTCTTGCTATAGCACAACTCATGCCAACACGAGAGGCCCCCAAAGTTGGCACGGGTTTTGCATGGGGTAAACCTAAGGCCGCAACCACAGATGACACACGTAATCAAGTGTAATATTCACGTTGACAGAGTGTGTGTGCCAGTGTTGGACCCTCTGGCTACACTATGGCTACACCCCAACCACAGACGACACAAGATGTCAAGGGATAAATTCATGTGGCCTTTTATACACACGCGCACACGCGAATAGCACGAGACAACAAAGGTTGTCAATAGTCCAAACGTGGTAAAATTACCAAAAGATAATACTTGCGTTTATCTCTGGTTGTGGCACTATGTACACACGGCGAGCGGGGACACACCAGCCACCCCATAGGAGCAAAACAAGATGACAAACACTAGGCATTTAAGAGTAGCCAAAAATGACATCAGCGGACTATGGGAATTTAGGGTAGATAATAGACTAATTTCTGCCCATGAGACTTACACGGGCGCAGAGGGTAGGCTATACTCTTATGATCTCATGTATTCGGTGCGGGGTATCGCAACAGATATAGTGCTAGACACTAGGGGGATTTAACCATGTTGAAACTATCGAAGGCATCAAAGATGCCCTGTAGATCGTGGTCACTGCAAGCGTTAGACACATGCCCAGCGTCCAGAGATGCCAGTGGTGCACTAGTGCCAGCGTGTAGCGGATGCTATGCGACTACGGGAAACTACAGGTTTAAGAGTGTCCGTGCACCACGTGAGCACAACAGAGACGACTGGAAGCGTGACGACTGGGCAGACGACATGGTGTCAGAGCTAGACAACGACAGATATTTCCGGTGGTTTGACAGTGGCGATATGTATGACGTCAGACTCGCTAGGAAAATCCTAGAAGTCTGCGAGCGTACACCATGGGTTAAACACTGGATACCCACACGGATGCACAAGTTTCAGAAGTTTGCGCTAGTGCTAGCGAGACTAGAGTCACTGCCTAACGTAGTGGTGCGCTTGTCATCCGACAGCATTACAGGCGAGACAATACAGGGTAGCACTACTAGCACCATTGCAACGCTTGACACGGTGCCCACAGATGCCGTAGTCTGCGAAGCGTACACACGCGCCGGTAAATGCGACAAATGCCGAGCGTGTTGGGATAAAAGCGTTTCCGTGGTAGCCTATATCGGACACGGGCGCAGTATGGAAAAGAGACAGCGAGACGTAATTGCAACCACAGGAGCATAACACCATGAAAGAGTACACAGTAAGCTGGGATCCTTCTAAGGTATACCCAGAAGCCACACGGGAGTATCTGGGGCTGTTGCCAGAGTTTTTTATCAGCGCTACGCAAAACCTAGGCGACACGGGCACACTAGACAGCCTAGCGGATGCGATGGATGAAATCTATCAGTTTGGGGGCTTTCAGTACCCATTCGGCGGGACTGTAGCAGACTCTGGCGCGTACCAGTCACCAGAAGATCCAGACTTGCAACCGTACGCCACAATAGCGTTTCGGGAGCGTTTTACCATGTACTGTTACCCTTACGCGATCACGGCTATCAGAGACAACGACACAGGCGAGACTAAAATTGGGAGGTTTGACTAATGGAAAACGATGTTGTATGGTTGTGGGGCTTTGGTTGTCTTTTGATAACCACTTGGCTAATCTTTTCAGAGGAATACTAGGGGAGCGATAGACATGAACGAAGACGACGTATACAGCGACTACAGTCACTACTTTGACGGCACAGGCCCGTACAAGCGACTAACGGAAATAGAGTACACGCACATCTGCGGCGGGTGTTACGAGATTGTCGATAGTGTTGACATTGACACGGGCTTGTGCGAGACTTGCGAGGACGAGTACCGACACGAGCAGTACTATAAACACGGGATCGGAGAACCACATGGGGAGGAACCATGAAAACATACGCAAAAGATAAAAAGGTTATTGAGTTTGTGCTGAGTGATTTATTGAGTGTTCCCAATTTTCAGGTAGGCGAGCGGATAGATAATTACGACAGATACAGGTTAGAGGAAATCGTGGAGTTTTTAGCCCTCTATACTCACGTTAAACCAGAGAACATTGAAGGTTGGCAACGAATTGAATACGAGCCACACGAGTGTTGCTGCATTAAGCACAAAAGGGTGAAAAAATGAACATATTTTACCTATCACGTGACCCACACGAGGCAGCAAAGCTACAGTGTGACCGACACGTAGTCAAAATGATTCTAGAGACAGCACAGCTGCTCAGCACGGCGCACAATGAGCTAGACGGTGGGCAGATTGCGTACAAGTCTACGCACAAGAACCACCCCAGCGCAGTGTGGGTGCGTCAGAGTCGCCATAATTACAGATGGCTTAGAAGGCATCTAGAGGCTCTAGGAGACGAATATACCCGACGCTATGGTAAGGTACACGCCACCATCCAAAAGCACTCAGAGACGCTTATGTGGCCCCCTAACGGCATCCCTGACGGTGGTTTCACTGACCCACCACAGTGTATGCCAGACGAGTGCAAGCGACCCGATGCTGTGCTAGGCTATCAGGTGTACTACAACTACAAAGCAGACGATTGGGACGCTAGAGGTATCCCTATGCGCTGGTACGGACGGGAGGCGGCATGATTTGGTGTTTTATAGCGGCAGTGGCAATCTTTTGGATAATCAGTATAGCAACAGGGGATAGATAATGTTTGAACACAACGAACCTGATCTGTCACAGGAGCAGATGATACAAGACTTGACAGAGTACGAGCTAGGCTTTATCGACTTTGCAACGGTGGTTGCCATTGCACGTACGTCGATACGTGAGAAGTACAGCGCCATGAGTTACAACGAATTGTGCAGGGCGTTTGGTCAAATCTTTGGACCGGAGGACAACGGATAATGGATTTTTTGTTTAGTTTGTTTTTACTCTGGTGTGGTTTTTGGGCAGTGGGCTTATTTCTTTGCGTAATAAACGCCATAATTTTGGTTACTAGGAAAGACCCAGAGAAGTTTGGTCAGGGAGATTATGATGAGATGTAAAGCGTGTGACGTTATATTAGATGACGTAGAGACAGCAAAGAAAGATGCTAACGGGGTACACTACGATTTGTGTACAGAATGTTTGACAGTATCCATAGCTACCCACTGGGAGCTTGAGAACATGGAGTCAATACCTAATGACGGTATTATTTCACAGGATGATGTGTTGCAATTACAGGAGAACTATGATAACATCTTAAGTAGTATTAAGGACTACTAAAGATATAAACTAAAGGAATAAACTAATGGGTAATACTACAGGAGTTACTACAGAAGTTACTACAGAAGTAACTGAAGCTGACTTATGGCACGACTGTGTGATTATTGTGTACGAACACCAGTCAGACGGATCTCTGGAAGAACTAGCGCGTATTCCGTTCATGGGCGCACACATGAGGCCAGAGCTAGATCAGGCAGTACTCAAGGTTGTTGAATCGCTGAAAGAGGCCTACGAGTTTCACCCTGATGGGTACATCTCAATAAAAGTTGTGAATAATTACGGTTGGGTAAACATTTAATTGCAAACACAGGAGGTCCGTGGTATACTATTGGTGTACCTTTGGGTACAGTTAATTAACTAACGAGGATTATCTCAATGGCAAGTCAAGTTATCGAAGGTGTAGTAAACTTCAGCAACGTCACCAAGCACGATGTGTACAACGGTCAGGACACTGGCTCTTTCTCAATGACAATCACCATGTCAGAGGACGATGCTGCAACACTGGCGTCACAGGGTGTCAAGATCAAGGAGTACGAGGGCAACAAGCAACGCAAGTTTAAGTCCAAGTACACCATCGGTATGTACAATTCCGAAGGTGATCGTTTTGAGGGCGAGGTTCCCTATAACTCTCGTGTACGTCTGAAGTACAAGACAGGTCCAGCACATCCTGTCCATGGTACTCCAACTTATCTGGAGGCTGTGAAGGTGCTAGAGTTAGCAGAAGTATCTGAGGAGGCTGTGGACTTCTGATGGACTCTAAATTCCTACACCACGAGGAATGTCCCAAGTGCGGTAGTAGGAACAATGTGGCGGTTTACTCCAATGGGGGCCGCCACTGTTTTTCTGCCGACTGTGACTATCACGTAAACGGTGAAACCGGAGAGGAAACACAGGTGACAACACCTAGTAACCTAAACATGGGCGGTGTGGTAGCTGAGATACCAGAGCGTCGTTTGTCTGCCAAGACCACTAGGCACTATCAGGTCACGGTGGAGTACGATGCTAACGGTAAGATCGCTAGGCACTACTACCCGTACTACGATGTAGACACGGGCGAGCTAGTTGCCGCTAAGTCTCGCGTGGTCAAGACCAAGGACTTCCTATCGTCGGGCACCATGTCCAACATAGGTCTGTTTGGTCAGAAGCAGTGCCGTGGCAGGGGCAAGTTTGTCACGATCACTGAGGGTGAACTGGACGCCATGTCTGTCTACGAAATGTTCGGACAGAAGTACGATGTGGTATCACTTAGATCAGGCGCTAGTAGTGCGTCAAAGGAGATCAAAGCACAGCTGGAGTGGCTTGAGGGCTACGATAACGTGGTACTTTGCTTTGACCAAGACAAGGCTGGAGAGTTAGCTGTAGAGCAGATCAAAGACCTCTTTAGTCCTAACAAGCTGAAGATATGTAAGCTACCCTTGAAGGATGCCAGTGAAATGCTGATGGCTAACAGGGTGCAAGAGTTTACACAGGCGTGGTGGGACGCAAAGGTGTACAGACCAGACGGTATCATCGCTGGTGCTGACACATGGGAGGCTTTGGTAAACAAGCGGCAGGTACAGAGCATACCGTACCCGTGGGATGGACTAAATGAAATCACAAGAGGACACAGACCGTTTGAGCTGGTCACTATCACCAGCGGTAGTGGTATGGGAAAGTCCCAGTTTATCAGAGAGCTTGAGTACGATTTGCTCCAACGCACAGACGCCAACATTGGTGTACTTGCACTGGAGGAAGATGTCGCAACGACAGCTCTGGGAATTATGTCGGTGGCATCATCTAGGCGACTACACTTGGAGGAGGACACGCCTGTTGATGAGCTTAGACCTCATTGGGAAGCAACGATGGGGTCTGGACGTTATTACCTGTTCGACCACTGGGGATCAACGTCAGCCGACGAGCTTCTTTCAAGAGTACGGCACATGGCAAAGGCCTGCGACTGCAGATATATCATCCTCGACCACCTGTCCATCGTGGTTTCTTCTCAAGAGAACGGGGACGAACGGAAAGCTATAGATGAGATTATGACCAAGCTACGCACACTGGTGGCAGAGACAGGGATCACGTTGTTCCTAGTGTCGCACCTGCGTAGATCATCTGGCACTGCACACGAGGACGGAGGACGCATCAGCCTTCAGGATCTCAGGGGTAGCCAGAGTATTGCTCAACTCTCCGATATAGTCATAGGCATGGAGCGTGACCAGCAGCATCAGGACGATGACATACGGAATACGACCACAGTACGTATCCTAAAGAATCGCTACTCTGGTGAGACTGGACCAGCCTGTTGGCTACGGTACGATAAGTTTACAGGGCGTATCCACGAGTGCGCTAACCCTAACCCACCGGAGACTGAGTTTTGAAAACTTGCGCATCCTGTAAGCAGGACAAAGAACACTCCGAGTTTCATAAGAACAGAAGTCGCAAAGATGGCCTGAACCCTTACTGCAAGGATTGTTGTTCAGAGAAGGCGACAGTGCGGCGTAAAAACTACACAAAGCCGTTCTTTGATTACAAGGTAGAGAAAGGCTGTGAAATCTGTGGGTACAACGAACACCCTGCGGCGCTTCAGTTTGACCACATAGACCGCAATAGTAAACACGCGGCTGTGGCTACATTGCTGTCTCAGAGGCGACCAGCAGAGGTTGTCTGGGAGGAGATTAAAAAGTGTAGAGTTCTATGCGCTAACTGCCACATGGTTCACACCTATGGCTAACTTAATTTTCGTAGATATCGAAACTGACGGGCTGGACCCTAGTGTTATCTGGTGTGCGGTCTGCCAACACAACGGAGAAGCGGAGGTAATCTGCAATGAAAAAGACTTCAAAGCGTATGTATCGCGTAAAGCACCGGCTCAATTCGTATTCCACAACGGAATTGGCTTTGATGTTCCTGTGGTCGAGCGTCTTTGGAATTTTACTTTTGACCGGAGCATGGTCCTTGACACTCTAGTACTGTCACGCTTGGCAGACCCTAGCAGGTCTGGTGGACACTCTCTGCGTAACTGGGGCAACATCCTAGGCTTTGCAAAAGGCGACCACGAGGACTGGACTAGGTTATCCCCAGCCATGATCGACTACTGCATACGTGACGTAGAGTTGACTGAGGCTGTGTACAGCAGGCTACGTGTGGAGCTAGACGGGTTTTCCAAAGAGTCACAGGATCTGGAGCATCAGGTACAGTGGATCATACAGGGACAGGTGAACAACGGGTGGTTACTGGATCAACGGCTGTGTCACACGCTGTGTGCTAGGTTCAAGGAGCGTATGTATGATATTGAGGAAGAACTCCAGAGGGTGTTCCCGCCGATTGTTGAGGAAAGGTGGTCGGAGAAGACAGGCAAGCGTCTTAAGGATAAGGTTACGGTCTTCAACCCCGGTTCCCGTCAACAGGTGGCAGAACGACTTGAAGCTAAAGGTGCGGTATGGTCGGAACTCACGCCATCCGGTAGGCCGCAAGTGGACGAGAAAACGCTGGAGGAGAATAAACATATACCGGAGGCTGTCCTCGTACTTGAGTACCTACTCTTGCAAAAGCGATACGCACAAGTATCCTCTTGGATAGAACACGTACAGGACGACGGTAGAGTACACGGAAGGGTTACAACAAACGGTGCTATCACAGGACGTATGACGCACCAGAATCCCAACATGGCACAGGTTCCGTCTATCAACTCTCAGTTTGGCAAGGAGTGCCGTGACTGCTGGATTGTACCAGAGGGACGTAAGCTAGTGGGTGTTGACGCTAGTGGACTAGAACTACGGATGCTCGCTCACTACATGGGCGATGAGGAGTTTACAAATGTCTTGCTTAGAGACGACATTCACACCAGAAATCAAACTGCTGCAGGACTTGCAACAAGACCTCAGGCAAAGACTTTCATCTACGCTTTCCTCTACGGAGCAGGGGACGCCAAAATTGGAAGCATCGTCGGAGGATCTGCGCGAGATGGCAATGAGCTTAGGACACGCTTTCTACGAAATACACCTGCTCTTGAAACTCTACGAGACAGAGTTGGACAGGCGTCTCGGAAGGGTCATCTCGTTGGACTCGACGGAAGAAAACTCTGGGTCAGGTCAGAACATAGTGCATTGAACACACTGCTACAGGCGGCTGGTGCAATCATTATGAAGAGGGCTTTGGTTCTTCTGGATGACTACGCGACACAGCACAACATTGACTACAAGTTTGTGGGGAACGTACATGACGAGATACAATCGGAGGTGGCTACTGAACAAGCAGAGAAGTACGGCTGGCTCGCAGTCGAGTGCATCAAGGCGGCTGGCATTTCTTTTGAACTCAGGTGTCCCCTCGACGGGGAGTACCAAGTCGGAGATACGTGGTCGGAGACACACTGATGAAGATTACAGACAGCAATAGAGTAGGAGACGTTGCAGAGTTTTACGCAGTGACTTGGCTCTGGGACAACGGATACGAGGTGTTCTTGAACCCCGGAGCCACAGGCTTTGCTGACATGGTGGCATGGAAGGAGGGTGAGTGTATCTTGATTGATATTAAAACCCTTTACAAGTCACAGATTCACAACACCAGAACCAAAGAGCAAAAAGAGAGGGGCGTCAGAATCGTTGGCTTTGACCCCGCAACACGAAAGCTACGGTGGATTAACCACCACAAGGACGCAGCATGAATATATACTCACTGGTAGACGACATTTACAAGGTGGTTTCTGAGAAGGAGCCAGCAGAAGGTGTCGATCTGTACGATGAGATTGATCGCTTTGGTGAAAACTGCAAGCGACTCATGGCAAACCTGTTCACAGAGAAACGTGACGGACGCAAGCTACGAATGTCTAACATCGGGCGCGACGACAGGTATCTCTGGAACGTGGTCAACAACCCAGACGTACAAGAGGAGATGACCCCCAACACGTACGTCAAATTTATGTACGGGCATCTGATCGAAGAGATGCTTTTATTTCTCACTAGACTATCAGGACACGAGGTTACAGATGAACAGAAGCAGTGTGAAGTGGCGGGTATCACAGGCTCTATGGATTGCAAAATTGATGGTGTTGTCACTGATGTTAAATCTGTGTCGAGTTTTGGGTTTAAAAAATTCAAAGATGGAAGTCTCGCTTTTGATGACCCGTTTGGATACGTTGCTCAAATTAAAGGGTATGCACACTCGGAAGGCGAAACCAAGTTTGGCTGGTTAGCTATGGACAAACAGAACGGGCATCTGACTTACCTGATGTACGATTCTGAGGACACACAAGCGCCTGTGTACGACAAGATTTCGTACGACATAGAGGAGCACATCAACCGTGTAAAAAAGCTCGTAGAGCAACCGGAAGCACCAGAGCACTGCCACGAAACCGTACCAGATGGCAAAAGTGGAAATCAAAAGCTCGCAGTCGGTTGTTCCTATTGTCCCTACAAGCATACCTGCTGGCCCGGAGTAAGAACATTCCTGTACTCAGGCGGACCCAGATACTTAACAGAGGTGGTCAATGAGCCGAAGGTCGCGGAAGTCTAAACTAGGAAACTTTAGGTCGGAGTTTGAAAAAGATGTTGCAACGCAGTTACAACCATTTGGCTTTAGCTACGAGCCGTACCAGATCCCGTACGTCATCGAACGAAAGTACACACCAGACTTTGTGTACGAACAAAACGGACGGACTTACCTCATCGAGTGCAAAGGATATTTTCGCGCAGGAGACACGCAGAAGTATCGCTCGATCTCTAGGTCAATCCCGTGGACGCACGAACTCATATTTGTACTGATGAAGCCTAATCAGAAAGTGAGTAAAAGTACCAAACTTACTATGGCAGAATGGTGTGACAAACACGAGATTCTATGGTATAATATAGATACACTTAAGGAGTTGGTTGATTATGTCTCTGACACTAGAAGAAATTAAGGAGCGTCTGTTGCGGTTATACGATCCCGATGATCTTCTGGAAGCCCTGCAGATTTCGTCTGAAGAGATGCTGGATAGGTTTGAGGACAAGCTCCTACGTAAACTAGATCAGTTTCAAGAGGAGCTAGAAGAAGATTATGCGGAATGAGTGGACAACTTACACAGACGGAGATACAGAAGTGGCCTCTTACAAATCTATAGACGATGCTAAACCAGAAGACTGGGACAAGATGAACAAGAGCAAAACCTTCACAGGCAAACTGTTTCACCCTAACGACAACCACAATCCCGTAACTCAACCAGATCACTACAACAAGGGCGCTATCGAAGCCATCGAAGCTATCAAGGCATCTATGCACCCGCAGGAGTACAAGGGGTATCTCAAGGGTAACTGCCTGAAGTACCTCTGGCGCTACGAGTACAAGAACGGTGTCGAGGACTTACGTAAGGCCCGTGTCTACCTTGAGTGGCTTATCAAAGAGGTTGCCTTATGAGTGCTATCTTTGACCTAGAGCAGCAGATGTTAGATTTCGCAAACGTCACTAAGGACATCGACCTAGTAACTAGATACTTCCTAGACTCCGCAGAGTGGAATGACCACATCAGCCCTACAGCATCTGACGCAATAATTAACAAATATTTTGCCATCAAGGAACTGTACGAGATCAAGTTTGATTCAATGTGGGAAACCTTTGACCAAGTGTGCAAGGAGTACCACAAGAGAGGTAAACATGAAAGTCATTGAAGGTAAGTTTGGTGATAAAACAAAAGAAGAGAAGCTAGAGACACCCACCTCAGAGTTTTTATCTGTGTTTGTTGGTAAGGCTATGGCTCACGAGAACGAGGGCAGGAAAGTAAAGTGTGCTGTTATCATGTACGAGGACGGTGAGATGTTTGAAGTAGCGTCCAATGAGCAGTACCCTGATGGGGTATATATGCTGCTACAGATGGCAGCACAAGCAATCATTAATGAAACACTAGGAGTAACAGAATAGATGGACGCATACCAACAGTACATACACAAGTCACGGTACGCTCGGTACTTGCCTGAGGAGAAACGCAGGGAGACTTGGGAAGAAACAGTATCACGTTACGTAAACTTCTGGGGCGACGATCTGCCAGATACTGATCGCAAAGAGGTGTACGATGCCATACACAAGCTGGACGTAATGCCCAGCATGAGGGCACTGATGACTGCTGGTGAGGCACTGGAGCGTGACAACGTAGCAGGGTTCAACTGTAGCTACCTGCCTATAGACCACCCCAAGGCCTTTGACGAACTGATGTACGTCTTGCTATGCGGAACAGGGGTAGGCTTCAGTGTCGAGCGTCAGTACATAACAAAACTACCAGATGTAGCGGAGACATTCCATGCAACCGACACAGTTATTAATGTTGCAGATTCGAAGATCGGATGGGCGAAATCGTTTAGGGAGTTGGTATCACTGCTGTACTCAGGTCAAATTCCCGAATGGGACGTTAGCAGAGTTAGACCTGCAGGTGCCCCGCTCAAGACTTTCGGAGGCCGTGCAAGTGGTCCTGAACCTCTCATCGATCTTTTCAAGTTCACAGTTGAACTCTTTCAAGGAGCAGCTGGACGAAAACTTACGTCCATTGAGTGCCACGATCTTTGCTGCAAGATTGCTCAAATCGTCGTCGTCGGAGGAGTCCGAAGGTCAGCCCTCATCAGCCTCAGTAACCTCACCGATGACCGCATCAGACGATGCAAGCACGGACAGTGGTGGGTCGATGAACCACAGCGAGGACTAGCTAACAACTCAGCGTGTTACACAGAGAAGCCTGACTTTGAGGCGTTTTTAAACGAATGGACAAGCCTGTATGAATCAAGATCAGGAGAACGAGGTGTGTTCTCTAGAGTCGCAAGTCAAAAGCAAGCTGCAAAGAACGAGCGACGAGATGCTACCTATGATTTTGGAACTAATCCATGTAGCGAAATCATCCTCAGACCCTATCAATTCTGCAACTTGTCTGAAGTTGTTATCAGGCCAACCGATACTCTCGCAAACCTCAAACGAAAGGTACGTATTGCGTCTATCCTTGGAACTCTACAGGCGACGTTGACTGACTTCCGTTACCTGCGTAACATCTGGAAGACTAACACAGAGGAAGAGGCGTTGCTAGGGGTGTCCCTCACGGGTATCATGGATCATCCTATCCTGTCAGGACGAGAGGACAAGGCAAAGCTGAAGAAGTGGCTTACGGAGATGCGTAATGAAGCTATCGTTACCAACGAGCAGTGGGCTAAGAAACTAGGGATTAACCCTTCTACCGCTATTACTGCGGTCAAGCCTAGCGGTACTGTTAGTCAGCTGGTCGATTCTGCTAGTGGGATTCACCCTCGCTACAGCAGTCAATATATTCGCAGAGTCCGTGCAGACGCTCGTGACCCACTTTGTAGCGTCCTAGAGGCCGCTGGTGTCCCTGTGGAGGACGATCTAATGTCCCCCAGTACACGGGTATTCAGCTTCCCTATCGCGTCTCCTGAGGGCGCTGTGACAGCCTCAGACATGGGTGCTATGGAGCAGCTGGATCTCTGGGAGATATATCAGGACTACTGGTGTGAGCATAAGCCATCAATGACCTGCTACTATCGTGATGAGGAGTTTCTAGAGGTGGGACAGTGGCTGTACAACAAGTTTGATAAGGTCAGTGGCATCTCTTTCCTGCCCTACTCAGACCACACGTACCAGCAGGCACCGTACGAGCCTGTGGACAAAAAGACGTACAACCAGCTGGTCAAGGACTTTCCTAAGGAAATATCGTGGGATATAGAAGAGGCCAGCGATATGACTGAGGGGTCACAGCAACTGGCCTGCACAGGTAACAACTGTGAGTTATAGCGTTACGACATGAAGAATATAGAGTAACCGTTGCTTTTGCCTACGTCCTCTGGCTTGTCTTTCGGGTCATGGGGCGTAGGTATTCCTTCAGCCTGCATCTTCTTGATGCGTTCCTTTGACTTCTGACACATACTGTGGTAGTCGATAGAGGTGTACTCTACTGTGTGCTTATCTTTGTTCTTCTTCATTTTGGCCTCCTGTCGCCATACGTCCAACCAGCATACCGGCACCGGCCTGCCTAGCTTGTTCTGCTCTTAGTACTTCTTTTCTGGGTTTAGTCCTAGCTATTTCTTGCAGAAGCTCTGTGTACTTTTGCTCCCCTGTCTCTGCTTTTGCAGCCTTTGTTGTTGCCGCTGATTTTGTATCAAAAAACATAGGGGGAGTAGCAGCTACAACTCTATTAGGTAGTGCATCCTCCACAACAGACCCGACGACAGGGGTTTTCTCCAAAAAGTTATGCTCATCAGACACTACAGCCATAATTCTGCCGTTAGGCTGCACTTTGGCTATAAAGTTTACACCGCCCTCAGTCACTGCGGTTCCTTCAAATGAACCAGTAACCCAAAACCCTGACTCAGAGTTTGAATTGGGGTGAACTTTTACCTTGTCGTTTTGGTGTTTTTTTAGCAGCTTGGAAAACTCTTCCCTTGTCGGGTTCTTATTCTCACCAAAGATTTTTTTCATAAGTGGAAAAACGCCACTTTTTTGCCTAAAGTCAAACTGGTGATTACCCGTATACTTACCCGTGGGTGCTTTGATGACTATTTTAGGCGTCGCGGCGTCTCTAAACTTTTCTTCTCCTCTGCCTTTCCACACGTTGCCTATGTGATCTTCAATAAAGTCTAAATCGGCTTTACGCGGCGTAAGTTTTCTAGAGCGACCTACGGCGTCCTCAACCGTACCACTGAGTTTTTGACCCATGATTAGGCCGCTGTACGAACCTTCTTCAAAAGGCACAGCTTCAGTCAGGTAACTTCGCTTACGTATTTCTTCAAGCGCCCTTGTTCTCGCACCCTCTCTTCCAGCTTGTTCACCAACCAAGTAGTTAAACTGACCTTGGGCAACAGCTTTTGTTTGAGGCCTTCTGCTTGTGCCTGACATAGCAGCTTCATCTTGCAACAGCTCTCTAACATCGTCTCTAAATGATCTGTTTATCTCAGTATCTCTGTACAGTGCCCTAGCCTCAGGACTCATCAGATTGTCCAGTGCTCTAGCTAACCCCTGTATACCCCACTTAGTAAAGTCAGCGGTAGTTGTTCTCCCTTTCATTATGTCTTCAGCGTTTTTTGCTTGTGTCAGTTTAGTGGCAAGTCTAGGACCTACTTTCGGAACAGCAGAAGATAGTCCTGCTAACATATCTCTATTTTCAAAGACCGCCTTATCGAACTTGCTTGGAGTTGTCCCCTCTGGTATATCTTTAGCCCCGTAGTAATTAGGTATATAATTGCGAGGAGAAGACGCAACCATGCCTCTACCAGAAAGCGCCCCTGTTAGTCTATTAACAGCTTTTGTGCCTCCTGTAAATAGCCCAGCACCTGCCGCGTTTGTTGGGTGGAGCACTGTGTCTAGGAAAGTGTTTACGTTTTCTTTTTCCATTACCCTGTCAGGCAGCTGTTTAGTCGGATCACTCATGTTTACGCCGGTAACGCTGGGCCTTGAGAAAGACACATCACCCGATATAAACTCATCTGCGCTCGCGCCAATAGCTCTTCTAACAGGCCTAATCATTTGTTCGTCTATGTAGGCCAGCGTGTCCGTAGTTGTTTTTACGGCAGATTTTGAGTACTCTCTCTCTTTCTGCCTAGCGCTTTCTCTGTACTGCTTACGCAATTCGTATAAGTCTTCCTTACTCATCTTCGGTAGACTCCTGCTCTCCTCGTAGCAAATCTAAGATTACTAATCTGTGTGCCTTTAGCTCAAACAGTTTATCAGATTCTTTAGTATTGCGTATCAGCTTGTTCAAACTAGAAAGTGTTTCAGCGTATATGTCTAGCCTGTTCTGCTTTGACAGCATCCGAATGGTCCCATAAATTCCTAATCCTGCTGCACCACCCACTGCAACAGCGCCAATTCCACCAGCACCTTCAACAAAGGTTTTGCCTGTAAAATACAGCGAACCTAAAGTAGACGGTAGAAGAGCCGCGTCTTTGAGCCTACGAGCAACAATTCCCAAAGTAGTGTTAGCCTCTTTGTTTCTTTTGTTGTTCATACGATCACGGGCAAGATATGCGTTGTGCTGTCTGTCTAGTAACTGACGAGCGTCATCACCGGGAGTCAACTCTTTTAGTTTGTCGTTAAGAATGTTCCTAACTACGCGAGATGCCTTTGATCTTGCAGACGCTGACGTAGCTTCCAAAACACCTGCGTACGCCTCGTTTATCAGGTCATCAAACTCTTGACGAATGTTGAGCAAGTCCATAGCAGAAACAGTGTTTTTAGTTCCTGACCGAGATACTAAAGTTAGAGCATCTTCAGCCAACGCTTGCACAATCTTTTGAGCATCTGGCGTTATTCCCCTATAACCCGACGACTTAGTGTATTCTTCTATGGCTTGCCCCATCTCTGCTGCCAAGTCGTTTTTACGTATACGGGGGTTATTAGAGCGTACAATAAACTGACGTAGCTTTTTAGCCTGCTCTGTAATGTGGTCTTGTACTGCTCTCATGTTGTGATGATAAGAGGCCTTTGGGTCTACGTCAGGTATTCCCTCAAGTATCCCGGTAATGGTCATTGTTTCTCTGTCAGGCACATACTGCTCCCTTCCTAGGAATCCAGTAGGCGCTGTTCTCTCATTTGGTTTTAAAGTTTCTGGAGCAAGTAGTTGATTAATACCCTGTCGCCTATTTTCAAAACGCAGTCGGCTTGCTTTACCTGCGGCTCTTTCAGCAGGAGCCTCCAAAACCTTCAGATCAGGACGCGGACTAAATAAAACAGAAACGTCAATTACATTCTCAAACGTAGCAGCAGCGGCTGGGTTTTCTTGCTTAAACTGTTCGTAAGCCTCTAAACCCTTTTGTGCCATATCAGCTGCCGTTTGAAAAGACTGAGTATTTTTAACTTCTCCAAACAACTGTTCTGCCCCCGCTCGTACAGAGTTGGGTAGTGAAGTTATAGCAAAGTCGGTAATAATATCACCCGCTGTCATGCCGGCTGTAGCAATAGCAGTGCTAACTTTTTGTGAGGCGCTGGGCTCGTAACCGCCGATACGTAAAGCGTCAGTACGCTCTTTGTATTCCTCTATGCCGCGTTCAATAGACTCAGGAACACGCTCCATAAAAGCAGTCATACGCTCTGCTTCCTCTTGTGCGCGTCCCTTTTCTACTTCTACCCACTGACCGCCGATAAGACCAAACTTTTGTCCTGTCCGCTGTACGGTAGCGGTTTGCATTTCAGTCCACTCATTTGTCTCAGGGTCAAGATAGTATCTTTGGCCTGTTTGTTGATTAGTAGCTGTTTGCATAAGAGCCTCAGTCTAAGGTTGCACCCGGAGGTAATTCAGGAACGTCAGCAGGTGTTGCTTTTGTTGGCTGTTGAATTGTAGGCTGCGTTTTTAAAGCAGGAATACGAAAGAAAATCAGAGGATCTACTCCTTGATCGTTTCTTATGTCTTCTGTAATATCGTCAAACAAAGTCAAAGTCCTATCTGCGTCGTCCTTTAGAATTTTAAGAATGTTTCTCAAGGCTGTTGCAGTCATTGTAATGTCGCCGCCTGCAGAAAGTTGAGCAAATTCTCTGTCTGCATCTGACAATCCAGTGCCTGCACCAAAGTCTTTGATGATGGTAGCAACCCTAGGCGCAGCAAGCGCTATAAACTGCTGTGTGTTTTCTAGTGTAGGGTCGCTTGGATCAAGACCAACAGCGGCAGCAATGGCTTGCTTAGAGCTTCTAATAAACATTTCAGCATTAGCCAGCTTGCCAGTAACCATGTCGTCTAGATTAGGCATTACCTCAGTAATATTATTAATCATACTGCTTGCATCGTCAGCAGCGTTAGCCAAATCATTGTAACGCTTTACCCCGGCTTCCGCAAGTTTTTCGTTGGTATAATTAACTACGTTTTCCACCTGCTGTCTGTTAGGGGCGCGGCGTAACTGTAGCTCGCTTGCTCTTACAAAAGTGTCTGTATTCGGGTCCCTGACTCTGCCCTGCTTATCAACTTCTAACATAACTTCTTCGTTGTTGGCATTTATGAAAGATTTTAACTCAGCATCATACCCTTCTAGGAGTTTCAAGATACCGTCGTCCGACATTCCATCGTGAACTTTTGGGTCGTAATCTATACCCGCATTTTTCAATAGTGCTTTTCTTCCGGGCAGTCCCCGAGTCTTGAGAATTTCCTCTCTTTCAAACGCCCTCAAGTCTTTCTGTATTGCCCTCAGAGATTCTTCATCTGTTGTTTGCAGTGCTCTTTCTGCTAATTCAGGAAGTCCTAGTTTTCGGGCAGACTCTGAAATAGATTCCTGTCTTTGCTGTAGTTGAACTTGAGATGCTTCGGTTTGGCTGAGTTGTCTAGCTTGATTAGCTAACGCTAAAGCCTCTTCTGTTCTACCTGCTGCTGACAGTTGTCGCGCTGCTTGCAGAAGTTGAGTAGAAGTTACTCCGGGCTGCATAGCCGTACTGTATATCTCAGACATTTTCTGCCGTTGTTGCTCTTGCTCCTTTTGCAAACCCATAATAGCGGGAGTCTGCCCAAGACCCTTAGCAGCCTCAAACAGCCCTTGTTGATACGTAGGCTGCAGAAGTCCCTGTAAAAATGTTTGTGAAAATCTAGCCACGATTAGCCTCCTCCGTCAAAAATGTCGCCAAGTATGCTACCGAACAGCGAGCCTACTCCACCGCCTGCTGTAGCAATCGGGCTAAACAAGCCGCCCAACAGTCCTGAACCTATACCGCCAAGTAAGTTAGCTCGTGCTTGTTCAGCAATCAGTCGAGCCTCAAGACCACTCATCATAGTCTCACCGTACTGGCCTGTGCCGAACAACTGAGCCTGCTGCTGCAACTGCGGGTACAACTGCTGTGCCTGCATTGCGTTCAGAAGCTGTGCCTGTGGCATATAAGCGCCAGTCAGCGCACCAAGACCTAACTGCTGTTGTGCCTGCTGTGCTGCAAGATTCTGCATAGCCAGCTGACTACCCAAACTAGCGTACTGTGCGCCCAAGCCTGCCTGTTGAGCCTGCAATCCACCAGCAAGCTGTGCCAGCTGTCCTGCCTGACCAGCCGCTGTAGCTGCCCTGCTGAGTCCTTCAGACTGCAACTGAGACTCAATCTGTTGTGCGCTGAATCCAAGCTGTGAAAGCTGTGCTGCACGTTGTTGCGCTGCTGACTGAAGCTGGCTAGAGAGTCCTGCTTGTTGACCAAACATACCACCGAGAGTCTGTGCAGTGCCTAGAGCCTGCTGGCGTTCTGCCTGTGCTTGCTGCATTGCCATCAGTGAAGCTCTGTCTTGCGCTTCTTCTTGCGCCCTAGACAACGCCATTTGCTCTGGCGTACCGCCAAACATTGCTGTACGTACACCTAAACGCCCTTGTTGCGCTAGACGCTCTTCTAACTGTAGCCGCTGACGCTCTTCCTCAGGACGCTGTGTAGCCCTAATACGCTCAAAAACATCAGCCTCGCGCTGTGCATTAGGCATTAGTACGTCTTGCGCTGCTTGTCCAGCGAGTCCACCGTACTGCTGCCTAAGCGCTTCTACGTCAGCAGGAGCCATAGCGCCTAAACCCGCTTGTCCCATGCTCAACGCTTGTTGTCCGAACTGACCTATAGCTGGGCTAGGCTGCTGCCCAAGCAGTCCACCGACTTGTCCTGCAAACTGACCGCGCAACAAGTTAAGGTCAAACGGTTGTTGTCCGGCAGCGCCCATGAACTGACTACCTAAACCAAACGCAGATGTTGCTGCCTGTTGACCCATCTGCTGACCAAAAGGTGTAGCGCCTAAGCCAGTTGCTGCTTGACCCATAAGAGTCTGCTGAAGCTGTTGCTCTGCTGGTGACAAACCCATTGTTGTGCCTAATCCGGTAACTACACCAGTAGTAGGATCTACCTGCGGGGTAACACCGAACTGTCCACCAGTAGCTGTTGTAACTGTGAAGGGTCTAAACTGAGACAGACCAAGAGACTCTGCGGCCAGCTGTGCAGCACCGGGAATGTATTGAGATGCCCCTGTTTCGTCTGTTACAGTGGTGCCTAGTACAGCTTGTTGTCCTATTTCACCTAGTCTTTGATAAGCGTCCTGAGTTAGCGCACCGCCACCAAAAGCAGTAGCACCAATGCCCAGTGCGCCCAATAGTCCTTGAACTAAATTACTGCCCGTACTACCTGTGCTGGTTGTAGTAGCTGGATCTGTGGGTCCGCCTGTAATCATCAGTAAGTCCCTCCGTCAATCGTCCCTGTAGACAGAGTTCCCGTAAACGTGAGGTTAGGGATTGTTACAGTACCCGTGAATGTAGGAGAAGCTAAGTCAGCTTTGGTTGCACTGGCTGTTGCGATTGCGTCAAACTCAGTGTCAAACTCACTACCCCGAATGATCTTACCGCTGTCTCCAGAAGGCAAAGTGTCCTTAGCGGTAAAGTTTGTAGTCTTTGTATAATTACTCATACCGTTTTACCCATTAGTGCTAATACGTTGATTTCTTGG